GCTTATAGCGGCTGGTGTAGACCAGACAACGGGCGCCCCGCTGACAAGCGGTGTAGCTGTTGCTGCGTACCAGAACCGATATCGAGGAACAATCGCCGGAGCAGCACTGTACGAAGATGGAAACTTAACCATCACATCGAACCTTGCCAAGGGTGGAGTGTTCTCGCAGATGGCACTGGTACTGGTAGAGGGCCGCTCTCCATACGTGGAGACAAAGCGAATGCCTGAACTTGGTGGTGGAGCCACGGCTCTGTATCACTACGACGAGTATGCCTACGGAGAGCGATCTTCCGGCAACTGGCTGTATGAGGTACAGGCTGACGCTACAGCGCCAACAAGCTAATGAATGCACGTCGTGAGGCGTGGACTCGGCAGCGTGGGCCGATTCCGAAAGGATGGATTGTCCACAATATGAACGGAGATATGGAGGATAACAGGCTGGATAATCTGGCCTGTATCCCCCGTAAGACAGGAAACATATCAGAAGTAGTCGCTCCCTACAGGGAACGAATAAAACAACTGGAGCTACAGCTTCAGGGAGAGAATAAGTAATATGGCACAGAGCGGGTACGGAAAAATAAGTATTTTTGAGGACTTTCTTTCTGGTGAGGATATCGTTGCCGCAACAGCAGCAACAAGAGCCTTTGGAGGTTCAGGACTTCGGGTGATCGGGCAGGGCATAGCGGAGGCAGACTCCGGTATCACTGTTGGTGAGTCTGATGGCCTTAACGGAGTCGGCATCCTGACAACTACCAACGAGGACGCCCATAGCTGTGGGCTAACCACAGGCAAGGTGTTTGATGTTGGTAAGATGGCCCCTATAAATATCGAGTGCAGAGTTCAGTTTCCTGATCTCGACACGAAGGCATTTTATTTCGGGCTGACCGATGTTAACGGTGACACAGCTATTCTTGAAGGAGAAAACCTGGTTGCGGCAAGCGGTACCTTGACCCTTTCAGCATCAGATCTCTGCGGATTCTTAATTGATGCAGAGGCAACTGACGATGAAGACTGGATCATGGTATACAACGGTGGCACCACGACAGGTGAGACCACGATTGCAAGTATTGACGCTGATAACGATGCCGTGGCAGGCGAATGGGACATCCTGAGACTGGAAGTTTCAATTAACGGAACTGCCCGATGGTATGTCAACGGTGTGTTAAAGCAGACCGTTACCGGAGCAGTATCAACAAGTACAGATCTTGCTGTGCTGGCTATGATTGAGACAAGAGCCGCATCAAATGAATATGCGTGGATTGACTACATAGCAATCGAGGCCAATAGAGACTGGACTGAGTAGGAGCTTTTAGTGGCAGGACTTATTGAGTTAGCCGCTGCGGAAATAAGGGGTCACGAGCCTTGCTGGTATCTCTCTGAGATGAATCGGCAGGCTCCTGACTCCTCCGGTATGAGGCGTTACCAGACAATAACGGTTATACGCAGTGACCGGAGAGTTAAATTTGAGAGAGATCTCGGAGACGCAAAACTTTTTGGAGAACAGTTCCAGTTGATATGTGGCGTACCTGATGGAAAAGGTGGTGGGGAAGCCCTCTATACCGTCGATGAGGCGTTACGGATGGCGCAGGACATGAACCTGCAACCCCCACAAAAGACTGAAGTTAAACCAAAAGACTGGACGAAAATCTTCTGGGAAAATATAGAAGAAAGAAACAAGTGGATGAAGGGTCACAGTACATTCGGCCCTGACTTCAAAAAGGAGCGAACCCGTTGACACAGGAAAAATCTATTCAGGAACAACTTAGAGACGCAGAGACAGCACAGGAGCCTGGAAACATGCAACCTGGAGCTGTTATCGGCAACAGTAATGGCATGACCATGACGGCAGCCGAGCTTCAGTCGGCAGGATACGTATATGTATACGATAACCGTACTGGAGACCGTTCAACAGTTAATAGGAATATGCTTCCACAACAGCTTCAGAAGACGAGGGAGGACGGCACCTATGCCTTTACCACCCAGAAGCCTGAAATTGAGAGACAGTACGGTACGATCAAGTGCCTCCTTCACAAGGACGATCCCAACAGGAGGAAGTACGACGACATGGGTCTTGCGTACTGCACGAAAGACAACCTAACCGCTTCCCATGACCTGCGTGTCCACATGGAAAAGCGCCACAGGCGTGAGTGGGCAACGATAGATGGTGAGCGAATTGATGAAGAAAGAATAAGAGAGCGACAGCGTCAGGACAATCTTTCTGATGCTATCAAGCTGCTTGCAGAGAGAGATACTGTAGCAAATAGACAGGCAGATCAGCCAAAACGAGGTAAGAGTAATGGCTAAAGGAAACTTTTCACCAATCAATGCAGGTCTTGTTACCCACGCGGTAACAGATGCGGCAACCTCGCTGACAGTGCCTGACGGCGCTGATTATGCAGAGGGATATGTAAGAACTAACTCTGTCGTGGAGACACGGGACGGAACAGCCCCGACAACCACGAAGGGATTTCAATGGGCAGCAGGCGATATCATCACGCTGAGATCAAGGGACGAAGTAACCGGATTTAAGGTGATAAGGCAGAATGCCTCCAACGCAGCAACCATTGACTTCCAGTTCTGGAACAAAGTTCCAGGGATGAATTAAGATGGCCGCAGGAATACCACCAGGAACAGCGAAAGCAGGTGATGGTGATATTACCGGAGTCACGGCTGGGGTAGGAATATCGGGAGGAGGAGATAGCGGTGCTTTAGATATTGCTCTTGACCTATCTGAGTTAAGTGCAGTAACTCCTACTAATGGAGATTCATTATCAACACTGGATTCAGATGGTGCTAATGAACAGTTAACTACTATTGCTTCACTTGCAACCTTATTTGCAGGTGATGGTCTTGCTGCTTCCAGTTCAGTGCTTGGCCTTGATCTTGTATCTAATGGTGGGCTTGAAATATCGAGTAATAAATTACAGGTTGCTACTGGCATATCTCAATATGATGTGGCCCAGTTTGCTGCCAGTGTTGTGGATAATGACTTTCTTCGTATAGCCACGACATCTGTAGAAGGAAGAAGCGCATCCGAAGTTCTGTCGGATATATCCGCTGCTCCCGCTGCTGGAGATAGTAATATTGTCACTACAGGAGCATTAGATTCAGGCTCCATTACATCTAATTTTGGTGCTATAGATGTGGGTTCATCAGGTATCACTACGACTGGTGCTATTGCCGGTGGAACTATTGATGCAAGCACTGACTTCACTATAGGAACTCTGGTCATAACGGACGATACGATAGTTATGACTCCAAGTACAAGTGATACCGTAACTATCGCTGCTGCAACTAACGGCGTATTGAATGTAACCACGGTTGATAATGCAGCAGCAGCAGCTAACATCAATTTTGTTATTGATGGGGCTGTGGATATAGATGCAGCAGGTGGAATCAATCTTGATTCAGGTTCTGGTATCTGGACTTTTGAAGATAGTGGTACAGAAATGTTGCGGTTTACTGAGAGTGGTTCCGGTGACATAACGATAAAGTTAGTGACTAATACTAAAGACCTTATCTTCACTGATAACGGTGATGCTACTGGTTTAACGATTAAAGATGGAGCAGCAGGGATTGTTGTTCCTGGTGAAGTGATGACCACAAAGATCAGCTATACCGATGGTGATGATGCCATGACGATAGCTGACGGTGGCGGGGCAACATTTGCACAGAATGTTGCTATAGCTGATTCTAAATTTATTGAGTTTGAATCGGCAGCAGGAACACCAACTACAGACAATACCGTACAGGGAGTTGTTATCGAGTTCCTTGCAGCAGAAGCTATCACACAGTTTGATGCTGTATATGTAAGCACAACTACAGGCCGTGTCGGAAGGGCAGATGCTAATGATGCTGCCAAGCTTCCAGCCATAGGAATTGCTATTGAGGCACAGGGTAGTGCCGGTAGTTCTGTGAGAGTTCTGACTCATGGTGTATACAGGGATGATGGTGGATTTGGTGGGAACATGACTGTAGGAGCCGATGTGTATGTTAGTGAAACTCCTGGCACATTGACCACAACCGCACCTGGAGATGACGGAGACTTTGTTCAGATTATGGGTGTTGCTGTTGGAGTCAGATCAGCATTTATCAATCCTGACATGACCATTGTTGAGGTTGCGTAGTGGCTGAGATAGAAAAGTTTATGAACATTGCCGTTGGCGATATTGAAAAGATCATGAATATTGCCAAGGATGATATTGAAAAGATTATGGGAGTGGAGGTTCCTGCTTCTTCGACTTCATATCAGGGTAATCGTGGTGTTGCATTTGGTGGATACATAGTCAATGACGCTGCTATCGCTGATATAGAGTATAAGGCTATGTCATCTGATGGAAACACGTTAGATTTTGGTGATATCACCACTACTACGACTCGTTTCCTGGCAGGAACAGTTGGTAATGATTCAAGGGCTGTTTGTATGGGTGGAGAACTTGATGGTGCAGTTTTGAATGAAATGGACTATATAACAATTGCCTCTACTGGTGATGGTACAGATTTCGGCGATACCACGGTAGCACGGCGGTATGGAGGTGGGAGTGGTAATGGCACAAGAGGTATTCTTCATGGTGGGCATACAGGCAGCCAGAGTAATGTTATTGACTATATAACAGTTGCCTCCACTGGTGATTCAACTGACTTTGGAAATATGACAAGGGCTTCTAGTACCTATAACTCTGGAAATGCAAACCTTACAAGAGGTATCTGGTGGATGAGTTGGGATGGTGACTACACCAACAAGGATGCCAACTATGTCACGATAGCATCTACTGGTGATGCAGGAGACTTTGGAGACTGGAGTTTTAATGTAACTGGAGTTGCTGCAATAGGTCTAATTGAATCCAAGAATATATGGGGTGGAGGAAGATTACCAGGTTATCCGTGGATAACAGATGCAATGGAATATGTTAACCC